AATCAGGAGTTTGTGGCTATATGAGCAAGCCATTGATGATCTATGGCATCTCAGCCCCCGGCTTTTTCGGGCTGAATACACAAGACTCTCCGCTTGATTTAGCGTCTGGTTTTGCGTCTATTGCCACTAATTGCGTTATTGACCAGTATGGTCGTGTTGGCTCACGCAAGGGTTGGTCAAGGGTTAACTCGTCTTCAGGCAATCTTGGTGCTAACAATGTTGGTGTTATCCATGAGTTAGTCCAAGTTGATGGCACTTTGACTGTCTTGTTCGCTGGCAATAATAAACTGTTCAAGTTAGATAGTTCTAATGCTGTTGTTGAGTTGACCTATGGTGGTGGCGGTACTGCTCCTACCATTACTGCTAGTAACTGGCAGTGTGCTTCTCTGAATGGCATCACTTACTTCTTTCAGCTTGGTCATGACCCATTGATTTATGACCCCGCTGTAAGTACATCTACATACCGCAGAGTTTCAGAGAAGTCTGGCTATGCTGGCACTGTTCCGCTTGGCAACATTGCTGTTTCTGCCTTTGGTCGTTTGTGGGTTGCTGAGACAGCTTCTAACAACGTGACTATCACCTTCTCTGACTTGTTGGCTGGTCATGTGTGGACTGGTGGCACTTCAGGCACGTTAGATGTGTCTAGAGTATGGCCTAACGGTGCAGATCAGATTATGGGTTTGGCTGCTCATAACAACTACTTCTTTGTCTTTGGTAAGCGTCAAATCTTGGTTTATGAAGGCGCAACAACACCATCCACCATGTCATTAGCTGACACCATTAGCGATATTGGTTGCTTGTCTAGAGACTCTATTGCCACGACTGGTACTGACATCATCTTCTTGTCAAACAGTGGTGTGCGTAGTCTGTTGCGTACTATTCAAGAGAAGTCTGCACCTTTGCGAGACTTGTCTAAGAATGTGCGTAATGACTTGATGACCAATGTGAGTTCTGAAGTATTGGCAAACATCAAGGCTGTTTACTCAGAATCTAACGGTTTCTACTTGTTGAACTTGCCTGTTACTAAGATGACCTATGTATTTGATACAAAGGCACAGTTACAAGATGGTTCTGCAAGGGTAACAACTTGGGACTCTATTGAGCCTACTTCTCTGTACTCTAGACGCAATGGTGACTTGCTGATTGGCAAGAATGGTTATGTTGGCAAGTATGGTACTTATCTAGACCATGCTACGACATACCGTATGCAGTACTTCACTAACTACGCAAACCTTAATGAGACAGAGGTTACATCTGTTCTCAAGAGGATTTCGGTTGTTGTCATTGGCGGCTCTAATCAAGGCTTCATCATCAAGTGGGGCTACGACTTCTCTGGTCAGTACTATTCGGCAACATTGGACATTCCTGTTACTACTGTTGCTGAGTATGGAACGGCAGAGTATGGTGCTAATGGTGTTCCTGTTGCTTACTATTCTGCTGGCATTCAGTTGAGTACGTTGACTGCACCAGCATCAGGGTTTGGTAATGTTGTGCAGACTGGATATGAAGTGCAGATCAATGGTTCGCCAATCAGCATTCAAAAGATTGAGATTCAAGCCAAAGATGGCAAAACGGTTTAAGGAGATACAGTGAGTAATTACACAAAAACCACGAATTTCGCCGCTAAAGATGCTTTGGCTTCTGGCAATGCGGGTAAGGTTGTCAAGGGTTCTGAGATTGACACTGAATTTACAAACATTCAGACTGCCATTGCAACCAAGGCTGATGGTACTTTTACGAACTTCTCGTTTGTAGAGACATCTAACGTCTTGTACATCTACAACTCATCTACTGCTGTTGCAAAGATTGATGCTAGTGGTAATTTGACTGTGTTGGGTAACGTGATTGCCAACGGCACTATTTAAGGAGAAGAACAATGGCAACAGCACAACAAGTCGCAGAAACAAAACAAATGGTTCGTGAGGCCATGCAAGAGGAGGGTGTTACTCCTCAAACACTTATTAGTCTTGGCAGTTTGGCTGAACGTGTTTTGCAAGACCAGTCTTTGTACCCTCAGTTTTTGCAAGCCGTCATTGATAACGATTTGGTTGAAGAAGATGTAGAAACAGATATTGATTACGAAATTATTGGTGTCATTGCTACTCTTGGAAAAATGGCTCAAGAAATGATTGCATCTGGCGAATTGGGAGGGTGATATGTCAAGAAAATCAAAATTTAAAAAGTTTATTAAAAAGGTTGCAAAGCCTCTTGCAATAGTTGCGGCTATTGTTCACCCGCCACTCATTCCGATGATTGGCAAAGCAATTGCAGGAGCAGGTGCTAGTGCAACTGTCGTCAATGCAGTTGGTGCTGCGGTTCTTAGCGGTACGGCAAGTGCTGTTTCTGGAGATAAGCCAAAAGACATCTTAAAAAATGCAGTTTTAGCAGGAGCAACGGCTGGAGCATTAACGGCGGCAAGAGGTGGCGTTGACATGGCTCCTGTTGGAGATGCGGCAAATGCCACCAGTTCATATACTGGCGCAAACTCTGCACCTCCCCCATCAGGGATGTTTTCAGCCCCTGTAATGGCTCCTTCTGTTGCACCAGAAACTACAGGTTTATTTGAGAGTTCATCTTATACACAGCCAATAGTAACTTCACCTGAAGGCTTAATCAGCCCTGCTCCTCCATCCACAGGTTTGTTTGAAAGTTCATCCTACACGCAACCAATAGTAACTTCTCCAGATGGAATGATTAGCCCTGCGCCACCAGTTGATGTTGCCGCAAACGTACCTTCTGTAGCTACTAGCACCCCAACTACTGCACCATCTGAATATGGCTTTACAACTCCAGCAAATGAGTTTATGGGGCCAGTTGCGGCTGCTGAAACAGGTGTTCTTGATTCTTTATTGACTAAAGCAGCGGCATTAACAGGACTTGATAAAGACACACTAGCCAAACTTGGCACTGCCGCTGTTACGACATTAATTAGTACTGCTGGCGCAAGCAAGATTGCCGACCAACAAAAAGAGGCGGCACAAACACAAGCAGACGCAACAATTGAAGCCGCTCGTATTGCCGCTGATGCCGCTAAGTTTCGTCCTGTTGGAGTTACCACTCGGTTTGGTACATCTAACTTTGGCTACGATGCGGCAGGAAATGTAACTACTGCTGGCTATACACCTAGCGCAGAGATTACAGGCTACCAAGATCGTCTAAGAGCCTTGGCTGGTCAAGGCATGACCGACATTGAGGGCGCAAGAGCCGCTTATCAGCCTTTGACTGGTGCGGCAAAAAGTTTGTTTTCGCTTGGTGAAAGTTACTTGTCAAAGTCTCCAGAAGCTGTTGCCGCTGACTACATTTCTAAACAGCAAGCATTGATTAGTCCTAGCCGACAAACTCAATTAGCTGAGTTGCAAAACAAGTTGTTCCAACAAGGTCGTGGTGGTGCTGCTGTTTCCCAAGGTGGAAACTTGATGGCTACAAGTCCTGAGTATGCTGCTTACTACAACGCTATTGCACAACAAGACTTAGCTCTTGCGGCTAGAGCCGACCAAGAAGCTAGAGATCGAATTAGTTTTGGTGCTGGATTGTTTGATACTGGTGCTAATTTGCAAGGTCGTTACTACACTGGTCAAACTGGCGCTTATGCTCCATTTGCTACTGCTATGGACACATCAGCAGCACTTGAGAGCCTTGCAGAACGACCATTGACTCTTGGCACTTCAATTGGTGAAAGAACTACTGCTGGTACAGCGGCTGGAGGTAGATTCTTAAGTGAAGGTATTACCAATGCCGCAGCTACTATGGCTCCAGCAAATGCGTTTACTGGAAGTGGTGAAGCCTTATCAGCTTTCAGTAAAAGCCCTGAGTTTAAGAGTGCTCTAAACAATATATTTGGTGTAGGCTCTCCAGAAAAGACATATACAGCGGCTGAAGTTTTGAAACTGTTTGGAACATAAGGGGTAAGACATGGCAAGCGAAATCATAGGATTGTTCACAAATCCACAACAGTATTTGGCCGCACAAGATGCGTCAATGCAACAACAGTTTGCTCGTAATGCTCAATTAGCTCCTTTACAACGAGCCAGTATGTTGTATCAGCAAGCAGGGTATCAAGCTGGTCAAGGTATTGGTGGTGCTTTGGGTGGTGTTGACCCACAGTTAGAGATGATTAGCAAACGCAACGCTTTGCTTAGTCAGTTAGATCAGAGCAACCCTGAGTCTTTTATGAAGGTGGCTCAGGTGGCTGCTCAGATTGGTGACAATGAGTTTGCAATGGCTATTGCTAATGCTGGTCGTAAGGCTCAAAGTGAGATGGCTTTGACTACTCAGCGTACTGCTGAAAAGATGACCAATGAGCAACGTAATGCCTTGGCTTATGCAAGTCAGTTTGGCACTCCTGATAGTCAAGCGTTTAAAGATGCATATAAAGAGCGTTTTGACCAACTTACACTCAAAGCTGGACAGGCAAACAAACCTTTTGAATTTGAAGCAAGAGAAGCAAGATTGCAAGAATTGAAAGCTGCTTTGCGTGTATTGGAGAGCCAGCCAACTCCAAATCTAGAGGCAATACAAAGACTTAAGGACAGTATTCAATCAATTGAAGGAGTTGAAAAGCAAAAATCAACACCCTCTTTTGGTACTGAAGCAGAGCGAAAAGCAAAATCAATGTACGGAAAGCAGTATGGTGAATTAACGCAACAACAAGCAACAGCGGTTGATAAAGCCGTTGAGGTATCAGAACAAACCAAAGCAAAACTTACCGCACCACCATCAGCCCAACAAGCAAAACAAGTGTTACAAAGTAAAACTGATATTGCATCAAAAATTGAAAATGAGGCTCTTACTGCATCAGATCAAATTACTTTGGCTCAAAGTCTTAGAGAACTTGCTCCAAAAGCATTTACTGGATTTGCATCTAATGCAAAACTATCTGCCTCAAAAGTTGCTAGTGCATTTGGAATACCAACCAAAGGCGGTTCTGAGTCTGAAATCATAGATCAAATCTTAGGTCAAATGACAATAGGTGCTGCTGGACAACTCAAAGGCGCATTGTCTGACAAGGATGTTTTGTTTTTGAAACAGACTATTGGTAATAGAGGATTGTCTGTTGATACATTATTGTATGTTGCAGATGAAATTGAGCGTAGAGCATTGCAAAACAGAAATCTAAACCAACGAATTAACAAATTTGTCGGTTCGGGTGGTAGCCTAAATGATTTGAATTTTGAAACAGAAAAGACAAAATCTTCGGCTGAAGTAAAAAAGAAATACACAGAATATCGTGATATTTTGAAAAAGGTTGCTAACAACACAGCTACTTTAGAAGAAGCCAAACGTGCAAAAGACATTCGTGACGAACTGGGGTTGTAATAATGAACTTAGATGAATACATCCAAAACCTTGAACGTGCTGGCGGTAGAACGCTTAGTGAAGGTGGCCCTGACACTGTTGGAGCGCAACAATCTAGACAACAACTTGAAAAAGCGCTAATACCTCAAACTGCTATCACACCATCATTTCCTACAAGTCTTCCTGAAACTGGAGGATTATTGTTGGGTCTTGTTCCTTTTACTGCACCACAATCACGACTTGGAGGCAGTTTGCTTAGACTTGGTGAAAAAGCACCAGCAGCTACTAGGCCATATGTCCCATCATTAGCTGGTTCTGCATTAGGTACAACTGCTGGAACATTTGTGGAGCAAGCGTTGCCCGGACAAGATTTTTTTTCCACAGAAACTGGCAAAAAACTTATTGAAAACAATGTGCAGAATGCTATTCTTGATGTTGGTGGAAATCTAACATTTAACTTTCTTGGAAAAGCAATTAAAGTTGGTAAAGATGTGCTTGATAAAACAGGTATTACAACTACTACAAAAATGTTTGCTACTCCTGAGCAAGAAGCAAGAAGAGCTGCTCAAGAATACTTGTCTAAATATGGTGCAACTTTAACTCGTGGTCAACTAACTGGCGATGTAACAACTCAAAATATTGAGTCAACTTTAAAGTATGCGCCGGGTGCATCTGGAAAATTTGCTGAGCAACAAAAAGGTGTTGAAGCTGCTTTGAAGGCTGGCGCACAAGATGTGCAATCAACTCTTGATGTATCAGATGCTTTCAAAATGGCATTGAAACAAAGTGAGCCAACACAAATGGCGCTTGGAGATCGTTTTCAAACTGCTATAAAAAATGCAGAAGTGGCAATGAAGGATAAGTACAGGCCAGTCTATGAGCGCATTGATAAAGAAGGAGATGGCTTATTTGTTGATTTGCGTCCATTGAAACAACAAGCACAGGCAGAACTTGATAAGTTGGCGAAACGCAAATTTGTCGGTGCTGGAGAAGATCGTGCTTCTGTACTAAACGAAATATTAGCTCAAGACGATCAAGTTGCTTTATCTGTTGCTCATGGTCTTCGTAGCGATTTATTAGCTGGCGCTCGTGATTTGCGTAAAGAAGGCACTGCTACTACTGCAAAAGAATCTGAATACAACAAACAAGCTGCCGCTATTCAAAAGAGCATGGACTCCATAATGGTTGCTACTTTTGGCAATGCGGAAGATAAAGAACTAGCTCGTAAACTTGGTATGTATGGAGGAATTGACTCTCCTGCTGGTCTTCGTACTGGTCAAGTTTTGAACTACTCAAAAACACTAGATCAGTTTCTGAATACGATTGGTAAAACACCAGCAAATACAGCAAATAACGAGCTTTTGCGATCTTATTTCAATGCTCAAAAAGGGTATAGCGATGCTATGCAAGGGTTTTATAGTGGAACAGTTAGTTCTGCATTAAAGTCTGAGCCATCTGCTGTTGGTGAATATTTGTTCAATATTGATCGACCAGAAAGAATGCGTGAAACATTTGCCGCAATTGCTCAAGCCGAAAAATTTCTTCCAAAAGATCAAAGCAAAGGCATTAAAGCAGAATTACAGTACGGCTATCTAAACAAAATATTTGGAAGCTCTGATGGGATTGTTAAGTTCTCAAACAACTTAGAAGATAAGACGTTTAAAGAGGGGTTTAATTACCTTTTTCAAGAACCAACCATTAGAAAGCAACTTGTAGACATTGCAAATGCTGCCAAATTTGGTCTTGAAGAATCGGCTGGCTCTACCGCACTGCGTACAAGGGTAGTTGGTGCGGCTGTTGCTGGTACATCTGGTATTGGTTATTTATTGCTTCCATCTGACTTGCAAGACAAAATAGACATCTCTTCTTTAACAAGTGCAGGAGTGTTGTTTTTGACTCCAAACTTGATGTCAAAAGCACTGACAAACAAAAACGCAATGGATGCTCTTGCTATGTTGTCTAAGGCGCAAAAGAATCCAAAATATGCTGGTGCAGTTTCAGCAAAAATTGCAGATGCTTTGAATAAATCTGGAATCATTGATTCAGAATATTTGACAGAGATCAATCAATTGATGAGCATTCCAAGAGAAGGTCAAGCACAACAACCAACTGAGCCACAAAAGCCAATTATTGATTTGGATGCGTATATCAAGAGCCTTGAAACACAACCAACACCTCAATAAGGATACAAAATTGACCCAATCAGCATCTGTTTACTTGCGGCTGGTCTTGTTAAGAACATCCAAGCTGGCTGTGAGCTTTACAAACAAGCTAAAGAGTCTTTTGTGGAGATTAGAGCCACTGCGGATGAAGTTATCGCTATTGGTAGAGAGGTTAAAGGTTTCTGGTCAAAACTTAGCAATTTCTTTGGCTCTAGTCCCAAGCCTAAAGCTGCTAAACCTGTTGCAAAGGCTAAAAAGTCTGCTTATGTCGCTGTTGACGAAACTCAAGTCAAAGTGGACATCGTTAAGAACCTCACTGAGTTCTTCAAACTTCAAGAACAACTTGCTGCACACATACGAGAAGAAGAAGAAAAGTCTAGAACAGTCTACGACCCAGATCAAAACCACATGGAGGCGGCACTCAAAAGAGTGATGGCACAGCAAGAGATGGACAGGCTCATTGTCCAGATCAGGGAAACGATGGTCTACCAGAGTCCCCCCGAGATGGGTGCTTTGTACAGTTCAGTTTTTGACATGAAAGAACTTATTGATGAGGAGCAAGAACAAGCAAGGCTGAAGCAAGAGGCGAAAAAGAGGCAAGAAGTATGGCTACGAAAGGAGGAAGAAAGAAACTTCCAGCTAAAACTAGCGTACCTAGCGGTGACTACTATATTCCTCCTCTACCTGTGGCTGTGGCTTCTCCTAGTGAGTCGTTGGGGGAAAGCATAATGGGATGGATAGCGGCTTGTGTGTTGGTGGCCTTGCTCTTGCCTTTGGGTGCGATGCTGTACTTGGACATCCTTGAGGCCAAGCACGAGGTTAAACAAGAGGTTGAAAAGGTTCAGAAGTTAAGACGGCAAATTGAACAGGAGAAACGCAAAAATGACAAAACATGACTTTTCTGTAGTGATGCTGACCATTTGTGTTGGTATCCTTTGCGGGTTATTGGCTGGTTGTTCGGATAGATTTCGTTACCCTTGCCAAGACCCGCTGAATTGGGAACTGGATGAATGTAAGCCGCCGATTTGTACCGCTACAGGTACTTGTCCTGATATGTTAGTCAAACCAGAGGAGAAAAAGTAATGGCAACCGTTGGATACAAGCAAAACAACCGTTTGACCGCAGACGAGATTGAAGTCAGAGTATGGGCATTCGTTATCGTGGTCTTGGTGTCGATTCTGTTGGCTTCTATGGGTATGTTCCTGTACTCAGTCTCTTTTGTCACTCAGCCTATGAATGGTGCTATGGCGGCAATTGACAAGGTTTACACGCAACAGATTAGCACCATCATGGTGTTTATCACTGGTGTGTTGGGTGGTGTAGCGGGTCGTTCTGGTGTCAAGGCTATTGCCAATGCCAGTGCCAAGGCAGAGGCTAATGACAATGATGAGCCACCTGCGCCATGAGTATCTTTAACCCTTGGGTAATCTTAGGGTTTGTCTTGTCTGTAACCATCTCTTTTGGGGGTGGTTACTTCAAGGGCAAGCATGATGAGAATGTCTCTCAACAACTAGAGATTGCTCGTTTAAACGCTATTGCAAGGACAAAAGAGG